GTCAGCGCTCTCACGCGTAGGGGGTCCTACCCCACCCCCACCCGTCCCGTCAACGTGACGTCGCGCACGTTGCACAGTCATCGGCTCTCAGCTACCCTCTCGCGCGCTCTCGCACCTTCCCTGGATCAATGCCCCAAGGGACCCCGGAACGGCCCGGAAACGGGCTCTCAGCCCCTCGGAAAGGGCATCTGACCTGCGGGTTTGACAAGAGCCGTGCAAGTGGCGCAAGCTTCTGTCTGTCGCCACAACGGGACGCACCGCAAGCCGCAAGGCAAGCGAGGCAGACCAGACAGCGACACTTGCACAACCGAGCGAGAGCCTGTAAGGTCGAGCTCAGCAAGGCAGCACAGCGGGTGAGTGAACCGGGATGTCGATGGTCCGGGGAACGGTTACCGAGTGGCGAACAGCGGCTCACCTGCACAACGCACGCCGAGCAAAGCGCAACTTGCACAACCCGAAGCGAGTGTGATACTGTCGCTTCAGCGCAAGGCCGAGAGGCCAAGCGCACACAGACTTCAGATTGTGGTTCGGACGGCTTCCACGCCTCCGGGCATCAGAGCTCAGCGACCCGATGGGAAGCGGGCTGGGAGAGGGCCACCTCGGAGTTCCCGGCAGCGCGCTCGGCTGGCCATTCGCAAACCTCTTCGGACTGGGTAGCCCTGGTGCGGCGGACCTCACATGTGAGTGTGGGGGCGTTCGCGGCCGGTACGAGTTCGGTGAAGCACCCCCCAGGGGGTGTGGAACTGTCAGTGAGTGAGCCTCACTGGCAGGTGATACCGGGCAGACCACTGGCGCATCAGGGAGGTCAGTTCGCCGTCCCTCGGACGGTCCCGGAAACGGGGCCCAGGGGGACGGCGGGAGGGCTCAAGACCCTCACGCAGTACCGGTCCCGCAAGGGACCGGGGGAGTCCCGCAAGGGGGTCCCGCAAAGCCCCTCTCGGGACCGCTCGCCAGTACGGGAGCGGGGCCCGTGCTGCAAAAGCCAAGGGGGGTACCAAGGTCACCCGGTCCGGGTTGACCGCACACGGAAAGTGTGCAAGTGTAGCAACACAGAACGGAGCGCACGATGAACTGCACGTACGGCGATCACCTCGCCACTGCGACCCACTACTACGACACCGCAGGACGCGGCAGGAGCCACCTCTGCCAGGACCACGCCGACCGATTCGGGTACCCCGAGTACCTGGTCCAGATCACGCCGGACCCGTGGAAGCCGCAGTACGGCTACCTGGTCAACTCCCACGTCGGAGACGGTGCGAGCGACCCGGCCTCGGACCTCTGGCCCTTCGGCGAGGCCGACACCGAGTGGTGGCTGGGCGTCCTGGGGAACCAGGACCAGTACCTCCTCGCCGATGCGGCATGGGAGCCCTACCGGGCACACCAGACCGAGGTGCAGGGCCTGACGATCGAGTGCACCAGGGTGACCTGCCTCCCGATCGTGTAAGTGTGACAGAGCTCCAAGGCGAAACCGCCTCCCCCAGGGCGGTTCGCCGGGCACTGGGCAGCCCGGCGCTGATGAGCCTGCCCAACCAAGGCGAAACCCCCCGAAGGGGGGTCCGGTCAGGTGGTACCTGATCGCTGACGAGCCAGCCTGCCGATCCCCAAGGAGTCCCCATGGTTTCCCTCGACAAGACGACCCACTCGATCCAGCTCAGCCGCTACAGGGCCCGCGTGAACGCCGGTCTCCGGCAGAACAACCTCCGGGCCCTGTCGCTGGAGTTCGGCGAGCGGGTGCATGACGCCGAGGTCAAGACGTTCGAGGCGTACAAGGCCGAGGTGCTGGCCCGATGAGAAGGACTCTGGTGGCCCTGGTCGCCGGCCTGGCCCTGGGGGGAGCTCTGACCTACGGTCTGACGCCCTCTCCCCAGGCTCCGGCCTCCAGTGTGGCGACGTTCAACGACGGCTTCGCCGACGCCAAGCAGGACGACTGCGAGCAAGGGTCCGAGGTGGCCTGTGAGTGGGTGATGCAGGTCAACGGCATCCCGATGCCGCCCAAGTAGTGAAGGCGAAACCTCCCCGCCCCCAAGGGGAGGTCCGGTCGGCTGGTAGCCGATCGCTGATGAGCCAGCCGCTCAATCCCGAGGAGACGCAGTGACGACGTACGTACACCCCGCAGCGTGGTCCGAGTACACCGCCGCCCTTGACTGGGCGAGGACGGGCAGCGAGAGGATCGCGGCGGCCACCAGTGAGCCCAAGGAGATGCCCCGCGGTGCGCGGTACTACCTGACCAACGACTTTCAGTCCGGGTTCGGAGTGGCCAAGGACGGCACGCTGATCGGTCTGTTCTCCACGGTCAAGGGACGCGGCGAAGACCTCATGTGGGACGCAGTGACGCACAAGGGTGCGAGCAAGCTGGACTGCTTCGACGGATTCCTGCCCGAGTACTACAAGCGGTTCGGGTTCGTCGAGACGGAGCGGGTCGCGAACTGGACGGTGGGCGAGCCGGACGTGGTGTTCATGAGTCTGATGTAAGTGTGCAAGTGGAGCAAGTGTGATACTGTGACGACGTCAAGCAAGGGAGCAGGCAATGGACGGATACAGCATCGAGCCGGAGTGGACCGTGGAGGCCCTCGCGGAGCGGCTGGCGGAGCTGGAGTACGGCGAGCGGCGCAAGGCACTGGAGCTGGCGGACAAGATCGCGGCTTCGTACTACGAGTGACAAGGCGAAACACCCTCGCGGGTGTCTGACCGGGTGGTTACCGGTCACTGATGAGCCAACCCCCCACATGTGTTGTCCATCCAGTTCGAGGCTGAAAGGCCACTTGATGCAGATCACCCTGCACGTGCACGACCGGCTCTCTCTCGATGCCCGTGGGCACCGCGAGGCGAGCAACTGGGAGGTCGCCTTCTTTAGGCGGTGACCGCCAAGCGGCACGGCAACACCTCACACGCAGATCCCCGGTCGTCGGATCGGGATGGTGTGACCTCAAGCGCGAAACACCCGACTGACTGCCCTCAGTGGGTCGGGTGTTGGCCAGGCGTGGCGGCCTGGTCCTGATGAGCAGCCACCCATACCGAGAGATGAGAGAGACATGATCCCGATCAAGGCCGACGACAAGACCCGCGAGCAGTACGTACGGAACATCATCACCACGTGGCTGGACGCGAGCTCCGAGCAGGAGGAGCAGGGCCGGGACTGGTACCCGAGTGCGCACCGCCTGGCCGCGTCGATGACCGACGGGAACGTCATGATCGGGGCCGGCCTCCTGGCCGCGCTGTCCCCTCAGACGGCATGGTGGCTGAACATCGAGCTGGCCACGGAGGCGTACGAGTCGGGCACCCCTGCGAGGCACACGGGAGACTGCCTGGCCAAGGCCGCCAAGATCCTGGCGGGCGCCGACCCGGTGGACGTGCTCCCCATGGACCGCAAGACCGGCCACTTCTACCGCTCAATACTCGACCCGACGGACGCGGACGCGGTCTGCATCGACCGGCACGCCCACGACATCGCGGTGGGGGAGGAGTACGGGATCAAGGACCGGGGGCTGAGCTCCAAGGGCCGCTACGAGCTGATCGCGAGTGCCTACCGGGAGGCGGCCCAGCGCCTGGGCGAGCTGCCCTCGACGGTGCAGGCGGTGACCTGGGTGGTGTGGCGGGAGCGCCTGGTCGGGACGTCCACGCGGGGAACCATGTTCGCTACCGCGGCGTAGCTGTGCAAGTGTGACATGCCGAAGCCACCGGGGAGGTGGTCGGGGTGGGGTGGCGCCTACCTCCTGATGATGGCAGCCATGAGTGTGAAGGTGTGACCAAGATGATCCCCAGCAACGTAGTGCGGTGCCCGGTCGACAACGGCCCGATCCTGTACCCCCTGAAGCCCGGCCCGTACAAGTGCGAGACCTGCGGTGGGGGACTGAAGCACGGCCAGCGCCCCGCGCCCGGCCTGTACTGGGGCGAGAGCTACGGATACCTGGCCGAGCAGGAGGTCGAGGAGGACGAGCGGACCACCGACGAGGAGGTCGAGGATCTGTACTCGGCGATCGGAGTCTTCGCCCGCATCCTTGGCGACCCGATGACGGCGGCCGGAGTGGGTGGCCACTTCACCTGCGCCGAGGCGGAGGATCTGGCCCGCACGCTCGCCAAGACCGGCCACAAGCGGGCCGCGATGAGCTTCCTGGACGGCCATGCCGATGGCGACGACGACCCCGACGACCTGCACGCAGACATCGACGACTACGAGGCGTGGGTCCTGGAGCTGGCAGGCCAGCCCGTACCGACGCTGATCGAGGGCCCCGCCCAGGTGGTGGTCGAGGGCGCGGTCGACAAGCAGGAGCTGGAGGTCGTGACGACCGAGGAACTGCTCGACCTGCTCAACCTGAACTGACCCGAGGCGAAACCCCTGAAGGGGGGTCCGGGGTGGGTGGCATCCCCCCGCTGATGAGCCTGCCGTACGTGATCGGAGAACCACAGTGACCCCCAAGTTCCGCACCCACGACCTGAACGTCCGCGACTCGAAGCGCACGGACAAGGCAACCACCCTGGCTCGTAAGGCAGTTCGTCAGAACAAGTACGAGGCCAGTGAAGCCGTCGTCCGCATCGCCGCCCACGCCTGACCGAGGAGACACGACCGTGCCCAGCATCGAAGAGATCAGCAAGTACGTCACCGACAAGCACGCCCAGGGCATCATCGACACCGCGGCCGGGGGAGGGATCACCTACTGGGCGACGGAGCCGACCGCGGAGGAGTTCGCCGGCCTGCCCGAGGGCAAGACGTGGACGATCACCGAGGGCACCGCGCCGCACCCGATCTTCGCCTTCGATGATGTGCGTGAGGTCGAGGGAGTCCACTACCTGAGCGCCGACGACATCCGCGAGGCGTACGCCAAGCTGCTCGACATCGACCAGACGTACGTGAACCGGGAGTACCACGGCTACGTCATCGAGTCGTGGATGGACCGGGACGACAAGCAGGGCATCGACGCCGGGCACATCGACGCGGGCACGGCGGACGTGATCGTCCAGCTCGCCGCGCTGGGGGAGATCCGCTACGGCTGAGGGTAGTGTGCAACCTGCGCGACTGTGATACTGTAACCACATCAAGGCGAAACCACCGGGAGGTGGTCGGGCGGGGAGGATCCCCGTTCCTGAAGAGCCAACCTTTGTGGAGCGAGACCGATGGACATCATCGAGAAGATCAACCACTACGACCCGCCGACTCTGGCCCGCCTCGCCCAGTGCGCCGAGCCTGACTCGCGAGTGAGTGAGGGCGCCGACTTTCTCGCCCTCGTGCGGGACAAGGTGGTCGACCTGGTCCAGGAGTACGGGGAGGTGAGCACCCCCTACCGCGAGGCCATCCAGGACGCCGCCGCCGACATCGGTAGCGAGGCCGAGCCCAGCGTGAAGTGGCGCCGGTTCGTGGACCTGAGTGCCTACAAGGAGAACGTCACCGAGTTCGGACGGCCCAGCCCGGACACCCCCGAAGGACACGCCGACCTGGCCCTGTTCTTCATCGGGTTCCGCCTGGCCAGTGCACTGATCACCGAGATTGAGAAGGGCTGACCCATGGG